CATTTACAGAAACTTCTTTTTTAAGATTTTTAAACAAAGCCATTTCTTTCTCTTTATGTTCTTTATTTTTTGTGAACTCTGTTAATTTTTTTATGTCTCTCATGTTTTTTAGATTTTGAATTAGGAAATTTAAACGTCCATAAGTCGTCTACAGTTTTGTTTAGTTTTTCAAATATATTGTCGATACCTCCAAAGAACCTTAACAAAAAGTTGTGCATTATTTTTTAAAGATGCTTGACACTTTAATACCAAATGATGCGGCGACTATTGCTCCGAAGATATAAAATATCTCTGAAGGCATAGCTGATAAAACTTCAGCCCAACGCATAAATCTTTCTGTTTCACCGATTAAAGGAAGTGTTAGTATGACTAAAAACCATATTAAAATTAGTTCGTCTTTTATTCCTGAATTTTGTATTTGTGCTACTTGTACTTCTTTACTAGCTTCTATTTCAGCAATTTGTTTATTGCCTCTTTTTTCTAAATGTGTTGAAAGTGCTTTTGTTGTATGACTGATTAAAGTTTTACCTAATAAACTAAAAAGCATAGCCTATTGCAAACATTAATGCTGACCAGATAACTAAAGATAGTAATTTTTTGTCTGTATTCATGTACCATATTTTAACTTTGTTAAGGTATGTTTTAGGGTTTTCTCCAAATATTATCATGTTGTTTCCTGTGTTAATTCTGTGCATTCAAATTTGACTGCAAGTTTTTGTTTGTTAACTAAATCTGTTCCTATATTCTCTACTGCTTGTGATGCTTTAAGGTATCCTTGTTGGATACAATCGTAATGTGTGTCAAACTCTAAAGGCACTACTTTAGGATTGTAACATTGAGGTTGTCCTGCAAATGAACACAAATGCAGTATTAACACGTATTTAAAAACCATTATCTAAAGTTGAAATAACCTATCAGTCCAACTATTAATGTTCCTATAGTCAATATAACTCTAAGTCCCCCTTTGCCCATAGCAACATCTGTTCTTAAAGATTTAATTTCTTTTCTCATTTCTTCTATAGATTTGAGAATGTTATTCATTCGTTCAGCACAAAGTTTCTCATGGCTTGAAAGTCTTACCCCAGTTGTTTGCTCTGCATACATTTGTACTGGATTAACTTTTTTTCTAGCCATTATTTAACCCAAAGAGATATTCTTCCATACTCTCCTGATAAAGCAGTATCTCTGTTGTTTCCTGTATAATTATCACTTCCGTCCATTTGCCAAGTAGTTCCAGTATGTTCATCAGCACCATTATATCTGTCGTGTGTAACAGAGTTGTAAGGTGTTAAGCCTAGTCTCATTGTATCTCTATCGCTGGCACTCATCTCTGTATTAAAATACATATAACCTGCACCAGTTGTCGTACTAATAAATTCATCAACAGTATGTGAGGTATTGTTATAAACTTGACCACTATTAATTTTAGCTGTTAAGTCACTTCTTACTACTGTTCTTAAAGCACCATCTCTACCATATAAACCCATTGTGCCGAAAACATTATCTCCAAAAGATTTAATAGATACTCCTGCATGATATGTTCCAAGTGTACTTGCTGAAGGAGTGGTGTTAGCGTGGCTACTTAAAATATTTGAATTTGTAATTAAAGCATTTCCCGAACTGTCAATTAAACCATAAGACAATGAGTGTGCTGAATTGTTAGCTGAAGAATTACCACCTGAAGTATTACTATCTGAATTTTCTGGTTTATAAGCATGAGGTCTCATATTTTTTCCAAACAATAACCATGTAGCACTATTAAAGTTTCTCAAAACTGTTGGAAATACATAAGTTGTATTTGCTGTGTTTGTTGTAGAAAACCAGTAAACACCTTCTGTTATTGAGCCATTACTTTCTCCTCTATTTGCAAGTATTCTTGTAATTGGATTTTCTGTTTTAGAAACTGGTATAGCATCACTTCTTGAAGTACCAGTTGGTGTGTTCGTAACTATAATGCTAAATGCTCTATCAACAGTTTTAGTATTTGCTGTTGCTCTTAAAGTAAAATTTGAAGTAGTGTCTGCACTTACACTAGAGAGTGTTCCTGTGATTGCACCAGTTGAAGTGTTAAGTGATGCACCTGCAGGTAAAGAACCAGATTGAACTGAATAAGCAACAGTATCACCATCTGGGTCTGTTGCTGATACTGATACATTAGCAGTAGTAGTTTCTCCTAATGAACCTAAAGAACCACTAGCTGTTTGCCAACTTGGAGAAGTATCTACATTAATTTGACTAGCAAGTGTTCCTGCTAAACTATTAGTATTTATAACTTTTACACCATAAGGCTCTTGTGCATTTAAAAAAGATGATTTAGGTGCAACTGCTGTAATTTGTGTATTACTATCTACTGTTACAGTTGATGCGTTAAAATTTACACTAGCACCTACATAAGTAACTGTAGCACCAGAATTAAAACCAGAACCAGTAATAACTATTGTTTGATTACCACCTGCTTGACTATCTACTTCTGTAACGTCAAGACTTGTAATTGTTGGTGGAGCATCAATAGCTTTAAACACAGTACCAGTATAATATTCTGCTAATCCTGTTGTAGTGTTAAATCTAATTTGACCTTGTGTAGAACCTCTTTGTGCTGATGTACCTGTTGCAAGTTTAGTACCTTCTGTACCTGTATCAACTATATCAGAAAAATCTGATGTATCAGTTGAGAATTTATTATTTTTTAAATCTTTATAATTAGACATTTTTCAATAACCACCCTTGTGTTGCGTTTAAATAAACCAAAGTTAACCCTGCTCTTTCAGTTGCTACTGTAAGGTCAGACGTTGCACCTTGAATTTTGTGTGAATTTCTTAATATTGTTAAATTGTTAGTATCAAATGTTCCTGATACATCTAAGAAATGTATTTCATCTCCTGCTGTTGCTGAAGATGGCAGTGTTGCTGATACTGTATTACTTGTAGTATCTATAAAATAATTCTTTCTAATTTCTGTAGTAAAATTTGCTGATTTACTTTCCCAAATTGCACCTAATGCTGAAGCAGGTAATCTAGCTTCTGCTATTGAACCTGTTAAGTTGGCACTTGGTATTCCACCAGTTCCAGTAATATTATTACTGTTTAAATCTAAGTTACCACCAAGTTGAGGTGTACTGTCTTGTGCTAAATCTGTAATACCACCAGAGGTAATTGCTACCCAAGCTGAACCATTGTAGAATTTTAGAACATTCCCAGTCGTATTATAAGCGAGGTCTCCTGCGTCTAGTGAAGATGATGGGTCTGAAGAATTAACTCTGTATTGATTAGCAAAACTGTTTACTCCTGCAATATTCGTAGCTACAGTATTTACATTAGCGATTGAACCACCAACTGTAGTCACGTCAGAAGCAATGTTTTCAACTGCTGAAACATCACTAGCTATGTTTGCTACTGTTGTTACATCACTAGAAATTCCTGCAACAGTCGTTACGCTACTTGCAACACCTGCAACCGAAGTTACATTTGAAGCTATATTTTCTACTGCCGATACATCACTTGCAATACCTGCAACAGCAGTTACGTTAGCTGATATACCTGCGACTGTAGTTACATTTGCTGAAACTCCTGCAACACTTGTGATGTTTGCATTATTAGTTGCAACTGTATTAATATTTGTATTGTTTCCTGCAACAGTATTTATATTTGTACTGTTTGCATTAACTGCATTGATGTTTGTTGAATTTGAATTTACTGCTGATACTGCACTAGAGATACCTGCTACTGAAGTTACATCTGTGTCTATACCTGCTACTGTGTTTATGTTAGCTGAATTAGTATTAACAGCATTTATGTTTGTGCTGTTTGAATTTACATTAGTTACAGCAGTTGAAATACCTGCTACCGAAGTTACATCAGCACTAATTCCTGCAACTGTAGTAACATTGGCATCTATACCTGCTACTGTATTTACGTTAGCTATGTTTGTACCTACTGTATCTACATTAGTAATAGCATTTGCAACTGTGTCAATTTCTGACGTTGCTTCGTTTAAATCATTTGCAACAGTTTCTACTTCACTTACTGCTTCTGCTAAATCATTAGCTACAGCAATTACTTTTGTAATATCTGCGGCAACTGTATTTACTGAACCTATGTTAGTAGCAACTAAACCTATATCTGTAGCATCATTTGCAACTGAAGTTACATCTGCTGATATACCTGCAACCGTTGTAACGTCTGCACTTATGCCTGATACTGTTGTGATGTTTGGTAAGTTTGTAGATATGAATTGTTTGTTGACACCATCAGTATTGTCTACTGGGTCTGCTACATTTGTTAATCTTTTATTTTGTGTGTCCCATTGAAAATTTGTATTATCAATTTTAATTACGTCACCTGCGTCATCAATAGCTTCTTGTGACATAAAGAATGCCTGTTCACTATCTGTATCTAAATCATTTTCAGTAAGAACTGAACCAGACGCATAGTCTGTAAGCCTTGTAGTTTGTGATGTTGTTCTTCTAATCTCAATAGCTACACCTGAAGCAGGTGCAGTATTAAATGTAAGGGTAGTTCCTGCGGCATTCAGTGAATAAGCTGTTGTAGCTGACCCTGCAAGAGTGATTGTTAAGTCACCTGTAGTTCTATAACTAAAGGGTATTGAATAAGATGTTGTACTGTTATCGCCTGTATAACGTACAAAACTATTTGCCATGTGTCATTTTCCTTAATATTTGATTTAGTTTTACTAAAAGAGCAGGTTTAGTCTCTATTGAGCTAACGTCTCTAGGGTTTCTCTGTGTTTCTTCATTGAACGATACTTATTTTGAAGTAAGGCTTTTCTTCTTTCTTCAAATTCAGGGAACTCACGCATCATCAATCTTTTAGCATTTCTGTCTATTCTTTGAATAAAGCCTATAATTACTTGGGCTTGTTCATCTTTGCCATTTATAGTTCCATCAGGATACATATAAATAAAACTTTTCTTATCTAAAATCATCTTTTCAACATATTCCGCTAACGTATATTTTTTACCTGTATAAGTAGAGCTTGTTATAATAGCACCGTTTGAAGTTACTCTTGTGTCATCTTTTATCTCTAACATTCTATCGTATGCTGTTTGATTTTTAGAATTTCTAATATCTTTTAATCTCATTCCCATGCTATCTCCTTTTACTTTTAAAGTAGCTTGAGGGTGATTATACTTAAATTCTCTTTCTCTAATAAATTTAGCTGTCTCTGTGTTCTTAAAATTAGTCATAGCAAACGGAGAAGACCATAGTCCACTCTCACCACCTAATCCAAATAACCAACCGTTTTTTCTATCAATCTTTTCTCCAAACATATTACGTCTAGGCATAACCGAAGTCTTACTATCCAAAGGGTTTAAAGTTTGTAACCTATCATTTAAAGTGTACAGTTCTCTTTCCCACTCATCATTAACTCTATCTATATATCTTAAACCTCCTGATAAAGGGAAAGCCTTATAAACAAATTGTGATAACACTTGCGACCCCATTTTATCCAACCTTCTTGAGTGCATGGCTTCATCAGAACTAAAGAAGTTAGCTAACTCAATAATGTTCTTTGTATAAAATTTAGAAGTTAAGTTTCTTGTCATTGTTGCTACAACACCCATGACTAATTCTGTAGTATCTTGTTGTACAGCAGGGTCTATATCATCTGTATATTTTAAATGTTTATTCATTAACTCCACTAAATCTGCCGCAATAAAGAATGGCATCATAAGTGGGTCTAATCTATTTAAAGAGATGTATCTGCCATCATCAGTTTTATATGAGTATGGTTGTTCACCTGTGTTTTGTTCTTTGTCTCTTTGTTTTTTATAACTTCTATCGCCACCACCTGTAATTTTACCAGACATAGCAAAACCAATAGCAGTTCCCCATAAAGCCCAACCCATTTGTATTCTTGCAGTAGCTTCAGCCGCCGCCTCTGGGTTTAAATATTCTTTTTTTCTAAACGGATTTAATCCTCTAGCAATTTCACTTCTTAATTTTCCGTTTGGTAATCTTTTTTCAGCTAACATGTGTGCCATTTGAAATTGAAATCTACCAAGAAAAGGTAAATGCTGTGCTGACCATCTTAATAAGTTTGACGGTGTGTTCACAAAGTGAAGACCTAAAACTCTTAATGCTTTATGTTTTGTAGCTATTCTTAATATTGAACCAGTAAGTTTGTCTTCTAATTCTCCTGTGTTTGGATTTATTTGACCTACGTTACCTGTGTAAGAACCTTCTTGTGCGTCATATAAAGGTGAATCTAATCTAGCATCAACTGTTTTATCAATTTCTACAGCAGAACCATTTTCATTGATATACTCAGCTTCTATTTGTTTTGCTCTTTCTTTATATTTATCTGCGTAAGTAATGTCCGTAAAATTCTTTTTATTTATTTGTATTTTGGTATCACTCATTACACTAAACTCAGGATTTTCTTTTAATATTCTTGAGTTAATTAAAGATGTCATTCTTGCTTTAAACATCATAGATTTAAGAAATTCATCTCCTGCTGATAAAACTCTCATGGGTGCAGAGATAACTCTTCCTGTACCTCTAAATCCACCTGTAATAATTTTACCTAATGTACTACCGTCAGCACCTACAGTTTTAGAAACAGCATCACCCCAAGCATCAAACAAATCTTGAAGTTGTCCTTGCCTCATTGTGCTGTCGTGTTTCATTTGTCTACTATCAAGAATAGCTCTACCTTCTCTAAAAGATTTAGAGGCTCTTTTTAAAGCATGACCTAAAAATACATATTGATATAAATAAGTTTGAAGTGCCTCTCTCATAATAACTTTTGCTCTATCTGCATCTCTGAAATACATGTTAGCACCTCTTAATAATCTAGTTGCAGGTTTCCACTGTGTTTGTACTAGACCTGACACAATGTTAAGTATGTGTGTATCTGGTGAAGATAAAAGGTTATTGTTTACAAATTCTGTTGCTAAGTCCCATTTGTCTACTTCTCTTGAATTTTGCAATGCTCTAATAATTTGGTCTCTGTCAGCAAGTTTTCCTACAGCTTGTATAAATTCCCATTGTTGTTCAGCAGTACCTTTTGATAAATCTAACATCTTAGGGTCTTCAGGAGTAGCCATTAATTTAGTAACTCTTGTGCCGTCAGCATCAATGTTTCTAGCACTTAAAGCTCTTGCTACGTTAGTACCCATAATACTGTCTACATCTAATAGTTTTTCAGTTATTTTTCTTTCTTCTTGAAATTTAAGTATCAACTCCATCTTTTCTTCAGGTGTGTAGTTATATTTACTATTCACACTCTCTGAACCGATTGCACCCATTATGTCGTGTCTAGTTTTAATTGCATCTTTTTGTGAACCCATTGTTACATAAAGTTTAACAAACTCATCACTGTATGCGGCGTTGTTAGCTCGTTCTTCTAATTTTTTAGGGTCAGCACCAAGTTCTTTCATCTCGGTTTTCATTTGTTCAAATGTAATTTTACCTTTGTTTAATCTTTCTGTAGTTTCTAAAATATTGTATTTAATTAAACCTTCATAAGAAATTTCTTTACCTGTGCTAGGGTTTTTAAATTTAGTTGCGTTGTTAGATAATAAAGGTGGTTTATCTACATTAGTAATTTCACCTTCATTTAATCTATTAATATATTCTTTTGTGGATTTGGGTGCAGGTTTGTTTTTTAGGGAGGGAGTGTTGTTGTCAGGCATTAACTTGTCAAATAATTTTGCACCTGACATGTTACTTCGACCTTTGTCTTCTATTTCTTGTAAAACTTGTACACTTTTTCTTCTTAATGAATTGTTTGTTAATTTAAAAGCACCTGCCGCAAACGCAGAACCAAAAGCTGTACCAAAACCAAACCCTGCGGCTGTTGATATTGCTCCTCTACCTACGCTGTACTCATCTTGAATACCTGCTTTTATATTTGTAGTTTGTAATAAAGCATCTTGACCACCTGCTATAACAGCATTGATACCTCCTTCAGTTAAACCGCCTTTAATTATGGCATTACCCATTGCCGCTTTTTGTGCTTGTTTTGAAGTTTCTTTTAATGCTTGTTCGTTAAGTTCACCTGCTATTTTATTTTTTAGCGTTACTCTTAATGCTTGTTTATAAGCTGTTTTAGCCGCTTGACCACCAACACCTACTCCTATTAAGTTTACAGGGTCAGCTATCATAGCTCCACCGTTATCAACTAACCAAGCACCAAAATTTCTATTTGGGTCATTCCAAAATGAAGGTAAATTTTCATACGTTTGTGATATGTATGCAAATTCTTTTAATCTTTTATCATCATCTTCACCCATGACATTAGACATATCCATACCCATAGACACAGTGTTGTTTGTTCTCCAAGACCTGTCAGTATAGAAATAATCTAATAAATCTGCATGAGACATTTTATTAAATTTCTTATCGTTTTCTCTATAAGAATAATAACTTTTTAATGTGTTGTAAAATCCTTCAGTCTGTATTTCTTCTAAAGCACCTTCATCTGTAGTAGCTATTTTAGGTACACTGTAATTTTCATTAAAAATTGGTTGTTCTGTAGTTGTTTTATTTAATGTTTTAAATTCCATTATCTATTTCCACTTCTTATTCTTGGAGTTTCTTTTGGTCTATTAATTATATTTTCTATAGCTTGTTCAATAGTTTCAACAGGAACATTTAATTTTTCAGATATAGAAGCTATCATTTCATCTCCTTGCTCTTGTGGAATAAGTTGAAAAAATTCCAGATTAAATTTATTGTCAGGAATTATTGATGTAAGGGCTTGTTCAACTAAAGGCATTACTTTGCTTTCAGTAAGACTTTGATTAAGAGATTCCATAAAAGATGCTTGACCTTGACTTCTTTGAGAACCTTCTTTTAAAGTTGTTGTACTATCAGTTGGCTCATACTCAGGTATCTCTATGTCAATATTTGGAATTGCCTCTACAATAGCGTTAAATGTTTCATAGAAACCAGAAGCTCGTTTTGTTTCTTCCTTTGCGTCCTCTATTAGTTTGTCATCAGCAGTCTTGTCAATTTTATCTTTCTTAGCTTTTTCTTCAGCCTTAATTCTATCAACTTCCTGTTCATCAAAAGTTTTCATGTTTATTACACCTTGAGCATCTTTATATTGACGTTCTACGTCATCAAGTTTTCTTTTCATAAACGCTGTTCTCTCTTCATTAGTAGGTTTTAATCTTTTTTTTCCATTAGCTTTAGCGTCTTCATAATAATCTTTTTCAAAATCATATATCTCAACAATAAGATGTGCATTAACACTATCTGTTGCAACTTTTAGCAAATTTCCATCAGGGTTTGCGGCTATATATGGTGCTAACATTTGTCCTAATTTATTGTTAACAGCTTCTGTTCCCATGACGTAAGATGTATTAATTAGATGAAGTCTTTTGTTATCATCTAATATTGAATTATCGTAAGCCTCATACAATTTAGGGCGATTTGCAGGAGCTATGTTATTATCATTTATTAATTTTGCTATATCAGTTCTATCTTGAACTTGGTCGTCACGTATCATAACTATTAAATTATTGAATACTTCAGGGTCGTTATCGTAGTATGGGTTAGCCGTCATTGTCTTTACAAACAGTGTTAAAAGTTGCATATCTCCTTCTTTTCTGATGGCGTCTTTCAAATCTTGTTGTTCTATTTCATTTAATGGTCTAGTAGTTACATTTCCATTTTCATCTGTTTCTTCAACTTTATTAACAAGCATTTTAGTAGTAAGTGCTTTTATTCGGTCAGCAGTTTCACGTGCTTCTACTTGTCTATCATTAGTAATTAAATTTCTTCTTTTAATTTCTAAATTTTTTACAAGCGTAGCAATTTCTTTTGATTTTCTTGAGGCTAAAGTACCAATAGCTGAACCACTTTTAGAATAACCTAAATTTGTATTTAAAAGAATATCAACTCTATCTAAGTCATCTTCTGTTTTTGCAGTGTCAATTAAATTTGATACACTGTTTTTCATTACCGCTAATGTTTCTTCGTTTGTGTACAATAAAGATGAACCTGTGCCATCTCTCAAGGGTAAAGGTATTTGTAAACTTTTAAGAAAATTAGGTATTTCTGTTTTTAATTTTGAAGTTTCAATTCCATCTAAAAGAGTGATACCTTCTTCATTTTTAACTTTTAGAGCTTCACCTGCTCTAGCTTCAGCATCTTGTGTAGCGGCATCTGCTCTAAATTTATTAAAATTGGAAGTAAACCCTAATAAAGTTGCACTATCCATTGACCTTGTATCAGGTAAGAACTTGTTAATAAACATATCTAAATTAGTGCTTTTATTTGTAATATCGTATTCACCGTTGTTTTGAGCCGCTACAATAGTATTTTTTACTTCTTCGGCTTTAACTCTACCTGCATGATAATTTGTAGTAGCATCAATGTATTTACCAGTTAACTCTTTGTGTTTACCTGAAATAATCTCTGCTTGTATGGTTTCAAAAGATTTACCTGTTGCATACATCTCGTCTATCTTAGCAATAGCTTTATCTTTTTTCCTATCAATTCTTAATT